AATTTGATTTTTCATACATGTATGATAGCACACTTTTGGGGTCTGTGCTCATTTCGTGTGACACTAGTACATGTGGCACATGGTATCATCCAAATGCCATACATTTGTGGTAGGTATAAGCCCCAGACAGGATTTGAACCTGCAACCTTCTCATTACAAGTGAGATGCACTACCATTGTGCTACTGAGGCAAAAAAGAGTTAATCTTCTTTGCAAATTGCAATAATGAACCAAATTGCCAAAGAAATGGCACCAATAAGTAGAATCCACTTCCAGGCATAGATTAACATCATCAGTGCAAGACCAACTAGTACTAAACCTCCATTGATTTCCGTATCACCACTAGATTGAGATGCGGAAGATGATGATGAGAACTGTGGAGTTGCATTGATACACTTTCCACCAGTGCTAGATTCTGCACTTAACACAGCATCACTATAATTGTATGCCTCAACCCACACAGTTTGTATGTGGTTTGAGGGCATCCTTATGCTACATTTCCAATCTTGCATATTATTTGTTGTTGTATTCTACAATATACTGCTTGAGAGTGTCAACATAATCATCAGGGTTTCTAACAAAAACTTGTGTTTCACCTGAATGACAAGAAATCAGAGTTACAATTTGAGTAACTTTCTTACCAGTCATTTCTTCATACATTTTAGCATAACCTGTCTCTTGCACAAAATAACCAAGAATCTGAGATTCATACTTTGGTTTAGAAGAACTCTTGAAGTCAATGATAGACAATTCACCATCAAACTCTGCAATACAATCTACACGACCAGCAATGCCAAGTTGTTGAGAATACAATGCACATTCTTGATAGTGAACATTGTTAATCCTATCAAGCAAGTGTTGAAATTGATTGAAAAGTTTCAGGGAAACTTCATACTGTTCATTGCCTTCATACTCTGCAAAGTCAATGGAATTGTTCACATATTGCTCTACAATACTGTGAAACTTAGTGCCATTGGTAGATGCAAATTGACTAATCTTATTTGCAACATCAGCACCAACACGTTCCCTCCACTCTGCAATAGATTTGCGATTCTGATAGGAAGTAACTGTGGTGATAGAAGGCAATAGTTTACCATTCACCACATATTTACGAGAACCATTTACAGTTTCAGTAGGAATGTCTGCAAGTTTAGGCAGATCAAGATGATTGAAAGGTTGAGAGATAGTCAGCATTTTGTTGTTAATAATGTTGTTGTTTGTAGTCAAAGAATCAGAGAAACTCTGCCATGTAGTAATCTACAGTAACTTCTAATTCTGCTGCTTTTGATTCAAGTTCCATAGCATACTCTTCTGCCATTTGTGTATCTGCATGGTCACAGAAGAGATCAAGAGTGGAATCAGTCATAAACTTATCTTTCATACATGTATGATACCACAGATTTACTAAAAAGTCAAGCATTAGTGGACAGTTCTACAAGTGTCACTCAACATTACAATCAGGGTGCCAATATGCTAGGGTTTTGCAATACTTTTCCTTCGCAGTTTCTTGTTTCATTTGGTGATCAGCATTTGCACTCACAACAACACCAACCACAAGGCACAAAATACAAAAAACAGTTGCTTTCATTTCAAATGTAAGGAATAGTTAATAAACACTGCAATAACCATTGCAAATAACCACCAAAGAATGAATGTAATCATTTGTAGAGATAAGAACCTGCCCAATCTGCACGTTTGTACATATCTTGACGAGATTGATCATCAAGAAGATTATACCTTACACCATTCAGTGCAGGTGCAGACCAAGTAGCAGATTTGTACACATCACCAGTATTCAGGTCCACAAAAGCATGAGCACTGCGTTGCTTACTATCATTGGTAACATGAATAATTTTAGCATACTTTCTGCCTTTGGTATAATTATACTCATCAACACCTTCACCTTCACAGAGTTTCTCAATCTGCTGTTGATGCCATTCTACACTATCACCTTTAGCAATATAATCTCTGTGCCTTGCAATAGAATAGGATTGATAGTTAGTGCGAAGAACTTGGCACATTTCTTCAATCTTATCAATAACTTTTTCAGTCATTTCAGTGGTTTGATTTTTCATACATGTATGATAGCACACTTTTGGGGTCTGTGCTCATTTAGTGTGACGGTTCTACAACTGGCACATCAGTAACACTCAGGGAGGTCACAATGTGGCACAGGATCATAGTCATATCCATCATTTATTGATGCACTAACACCTTGAATCTCCTTTGCCTTATACAATAGGTACTCAAGATCCTCTATAAGTTCACTTAAAGTGTCATCAGTTTTACCCAGCAAAGCATCATCAAGTCTATCAAATGCTGCTGCTGTTTGTAGAGTATGTTGATGTATCATTTTACTTTATATTTTTCTTTTAGGTGTTGTAAAACTTGTCTGCGTGCTTTAATCTTACCTTTGCAGGTTCCTTTAGTATTTTTTTGTTTACCAGAATTGTGTATCCAGTTTGGAGTCTTCATTGTTCTTAAGTATAACGGGCACAGAGGGACTCGAACCCCCAATCAACATCTTAGAAGGATGATGCATTATCCATTATGCTATGTGCCCAGATACCCTCCTGTTTGTGCATTATTAAGAGGCATGGAGGGGTAAAGGACTTACTCAAAGTTTGGACCTTTGATGCCTTATTTATTATCAGACAGCAACAGGTTCAGTTACACTATCAAGAACTGAACTATCATAAGCATCAAGAGCATCAACAAGTTCTGCACCAGTTTGTGCATTTTGCAGACTCATAATCAGTTGAGAAGCAGCAAAGTTGGTATCAGCAAGATCAGCAGCAAGAGACAATAGGTTGGTAAACATGATAAAGAAAGTGGTAAGTGAACAAAGTTGTGTAACTTTAAGGCAAACACATTCCTATAAAATCAGACAGTGAGTTCTACTTGAATAATAGACTCATCTTCATCAGGAAGACTATAAATCATTTGATAATAGTCATCATAATCAACACCCAGATAGGATGCAAAATCTTCTAAATCATCATGCAATTTACAAGTGTCAATCATTGTTCCTCAACTGTTGATGTAATCATCATAGCACATAAACTCAGGTTTTACAAGTGTTATGTGCCACTTCTACATCTGGCACATAATTAGCATTAACCTGTGGCAAGTTAATGAAAGGATCTCCTACAAATAGGATAACACAAAGGCAGACACCTTTCCAAACTTTATTAGACATCGTAAATCTTGTTGAAATTAAACTGATCCTCAAACCATGCTACATCTGAATCACTCCAAATCTTGAGACTAAGAATCCAGTTGTAATGTTCTGCCCAAGTATTGCAACTATTCTCAAACCATTCTTGACTAGGTTTGTGAATAGGATAATCTTGAAACTTCATCTTTGTTTTTGTCATACTGACATCATAGCATGAAAGTGGGCACTGTGCTCATTTACAGTGCCAGTTGTACAAGTGTCACATACTATACTTCAATTTCAGCAAGTTTCTTCTTGTTGCGTAGTTCAGTGATGAGGATTTGAAGTTCAATTACATCTTGCCTACAATCTTCAATATCCTCACACATAATTTCATATTGATAATCAGACTTACACCTAGTAATTTGTTTTCTCAGTTTATCATACTGTTTCTTTGCATCTTTTAGATCTTTTTCGTACTCTTGAATTGACTTGTAGTTCATTTGATGAGAGGAGAATTGAAATAGCGACGAAAGACAGTAATAATAATAATGGAAGTGCTAATGACACCAACCAAACCAAGGAAGGTAACAGCATCCCCTGTAAAATTGTAGGTAGTAGGCATTTGTTTTTTGATTACTTTGTAATGATAGCAGAGTTAAGAGAAAAAATCAAGTGATAGTGTGCCAGTTTCACCACTGTCCACGCTGAACAAGAATCTTACGAATCTCAGTATATGCAAACTGTTGCACTTGTTTATCAGTTGCATTATCTAGGACATAATACATCCTGTTCAAATAATCATCTGGAGTTGTAACTTTAACAACCTTTGCTTTAGTAACACCAAGACCTTGAACAGGAGAACCTGCCTTAGTCTTAGGACGACCAAAATTGCCAGTGACATTACCTTGAGTACGCAATTTAGGTTTAATCTTAGAAAGATTGGAAGTTGCGAAGTTCATCTGTTTTTCATTCATACAAGTATGATAGCACAGAAACTGCCTCTGTGCTCTTTTACTGTGCCACTTCTACAAGTGTCCTGATGGGTTCTTCAATGTCTCAAAGTGTTCCCTGCTAGCTATTTTTACAGTGTATCCAGGATAATACTTTTCTACTAAGTATGGTACACCATAAAGTGCAATTTGCCCATGTCCATCCCAATTAACCCAAACAATTTTTTGAATACAATCAACTACATGTTCATAAGGAAATTTAGTTTTCATCATTCACACGTTGAATATCATCTACTGCACTCTGGAGTTTGTTATACAATCTATTGAAACTTACTTTACCACTACTCTCCATGAGTTTCTGTTCTTTTTTGGACAGCAACTGTAGTGCACTCTTAAGTGCATCTAGTTCATCCAAGTTCAATCGCACAAAATCTTCAGTCACTTAAAAGTCTCCTTGAATGTTTTCCATGCTCCATCATTGAACTCTCTATGTTCAAAGGCGAACATTTCACCATGATCTTCTCTTAGGGCATAATCAATCTCACATTGAATCAGTGCTCTGAGTTGTTCAATCTGTTCCTCAGTCATTGTTTCCAAAGTTCCTCAATCAATAGTTTAACATCTTCAACCAACAGTTTATCACTGTCATGTTGTTTATAGAATGTTTTAAGCATACATTCTAATGCCATTGCTTGTAAATGACTCATGGTAATTGGTCCACCATGAGTCATACCTGAACATTCATCATTGTAAAAATTATTATATCTTTCAATCAATTTCACTTTACAATGTTCCAATGTGGATCATTTACTTTATCAATCCAGAAAAAGTATTTCTTGTTGATAGATGCAAGAAATAGTTGTTTATCATTCTCTTGCTCTACATGACAACCATGAAGTTTGTCCATTATGTTAGCAAACCTATTCTTTGCTTTACTAGAAATAGGTTGAACATTTACCATTTTACGTTTCACTTTAGTTTGCATCAATCAACTCCACAAAAAGACCACCAAGGTTGATCTACGCCCACTGTATCATCAAATGTGTAGATGAACTCACACCAACAATCTTTAGCATACTTGTACATTTGTTGATGTGTTTTGAAGTGTTTAGGATACACTGTATCTTCATCAGTGTCTCCTCTTTCATAATAGTAAAGAGGTTGCTTTTCACGAGTATTAGTATAAGCATCTTCCTTGAAAGTAGATTCCCAAGTAGTATTTGTCTTCAAAGATGACATATCACCACCATCAATAAGATCAACAACCTTACTGCGTGCTTGATAATCTTCTTTGAGAATCTTACCATTGTGCTCAACACTACCATCCCAGTGACAATATACACCAGAATAAGTATTGTCTTTGTGTTTGATTGTGATGAAACTACGAGTTCCCATGTGTTTTATTGATTACAAAGTAATCATAGCATACTGTCAAGGCATTTGGGGGTTTGGTGTGCCACCTTAAGAACTGGCACAGTGTAAAAAGTATTTGTATTCAGAAAGCATATTATATTGCCATTGAACTAAATCACAACCTTTATATTCACTGACAACTGTAAAAGTTCCGTGCTTTTCAACATTTGTTGAAACAGGTGGTTCTGGTGAAATAGGTGGTTCTGGTTTTAGCATATAAAATGCAAGAATGACAGTAGAAGCACCAATAATCACACCAATAGTTAGTGTCCTGTAATATTCAAAATTAGTCATTTTTCTTCTGGGAGTTCCTTTGATTTTCTTCTTTTAATCTTTGATTTTTTATTTTAATTTGTTTGGTTTCTTTTTTGATTTCTTCAATCAGTTTATCCATAGGTTCTAACCAACTAAAATCATCGGTCATTGTTCCTCCTATACCATTCAAAGTTGCGTGGTTTTGTATCAATCAGATCCACACTAATTTCAAACCACTTCCAACGAAATGTAAATCCAAACAATTGAGTGCTCCCAATACTCATAATTAGCATTGGAAAGAGTTCAGGTGCAGGAAACTCATCCCACTGGACTGCAATATCCAACAGAGCAAACTTTGGAGATGTGAGAACTTGGAAGAACCATTCCTTTCCATAGTCCTCATAGGTTTCATAATCAAACAGTTTCATCTTAATTTACCTTTGATTTTTTTGAGACAATCATTGAAACCATCTACAAGAAGTTCTACATCAACATTTTGAGAACCTTTTGCAGATTGTTCTTTCGGTAACCACCATTCTTCAATTCTGGTTACAAGGTCATCAATAGAAGTTTCCATATCCCAATCACTATGAGTTGTGAATACATCACTCCACCACAGATAAAGAATATCAGTCAGAGTTTTTGGTTCTGGTTCTGGTTTTGGTTCTTCTACATTACAATCTTTTTGTGAGGCATCATAACCATCTTGAAAAGTACTCCAACTATCTTGATAAGTTTTAGGATAAAATCCATAAACTCTTTTATATGCCTCTTCTACTGGTGTCTTTGGTTCTTCAATCCTCTTATACTTCTCACCCATAATGGTTGCTATATCTCCTTCGATGAGAACCCGTGAGATGTCTATTTCTTTAGTCATTTGTTTGTAGTATGCTTTTTCTAATAGATTTTTGGTGGTGGTTCTGGTTTTTCCAGTTTGCCTACATTCTTTTATAATATCAAGGTCCGTCATCATAATACTCAC